CACGATGCTCAAGAGCACAAAGGCGGCAAGGGCACAACCTTGAAGCTGGCTAAAGGCGGCACATTCCGCGCTGCTGCTAATGGTATTGCCCAACGTGGTTTGACCAAAGGCACGCAGATCGAGATGTGCGGTGGCGGCATGACCAAAAAGATGGCTTACGGCGGTAAGTGCTAAATCATGTTGGCTAGCCGTGGAATGGGAGCCATGCTCCCATCTAAAATGCCCAAAGGCGTGAAAAAAGCACGCCGAGATGATACCGACTTCACGCAATACGCTGAGGGTGGAAAAGTAAACGCTGCAGGTAACTACACAAAGCCCGGTCTTCGTAAGAAAATTGTGGCTCAAGTAAAAGCCGCCGCGACCCACGGCACCAATGCAGGCCAGTGGTCTGCACGTAAAGCACAACTTGTAGCTAAAAAATACAAGGAAGCCGGTGGAGGGTACAAAGATTGAAAGCTCCTCAGAAATCGCTTAAGGATTGGGGCGACCAAAAATGGCGCACTAAGTCTGGTAAACCGTCAAGCAAGACGGGTGAGCGATATTTGCCTGAAGCAGCAATTAAATCCTTGTCTCCTCAAGAGTACGCCGCTACAACCAAAGCTAAACGTGCCGGTAAGGCATCTGGCAAACAGTTTGTAGCCCAACCAAAATCAATTGCAAAGAAAACAGCGGGGTTTAGATAATGGCAAAGTTTCCTGATCTGACTGGTGACGGTAAAGTTACCCAAGCAGACGTTCTTAAAGGCCGTGGTGTTGAAGGCATGAAAAAGGGCGGCTCTACAAAAAACTTTATTCAAGACGCAATTAAAAAGCCCGGTGCATTACGCGCATCGTTGGGCGTCAAGAAGGGTGAAAAAATCCCCGCGGGCAAGTTAGCTGCCGCTGCTAAAAAACCCGGCAAGATGGGTCAACGTGCTCGTTTGGCGCAAACCCTTAAAGGTATGAAATGACCACTACCGGCACCACCCTCTTTAACATGGACTTCACGGAGATAGCCGAGGAAGCATGGGAGCGTGCGGGCCGGGAAATGCGTTCTGGATATGATTTGCGTACCGCGCGTCGTTCCATGAACCTAATGACCATCGAGTGGCAATCCAAGGGTATTAACATGTGGACGATGGAGCAGGGTTTTATTAACCTGACTCCCGGATTGAATACGTACGCTTTGCCAACGGATACGATTGATTTGCTTGAGCATGTAATTCGTACAGGTTCAAACACCGCGTCGACGCAAGCCGACCTAACCATTACACGCATTAGCGTTTCTACCTATGCAACTATTCCAAACAAGCTTCAACAAGCTCGTCCAATTCAAGTCTGGATTCAAAGACTTTCTGGCGAAGTTAATCCAACGAGTTCGGTCTTGGTGGGTTCAATTACGGCAACAGACACCACAATAACGCTCAGCACCGTAGTTGGTTTAGCTGGCTCCGGTTTTATTCGTCTGGGCACAGAAGACATTTACTACACCTACATCAGCGGCAATGTTCTGGGCGGAGTATTCCGTGGACAGAATAATTCAACGGCTGCATCGCATGCTAATGGTGATGCCGTGTATGTACCCCAGCTTCCCGCTGTGACGGTCTGGCCTACTCCTGACAACTCGGTGCCCTATCAGTTCGTATACTGGAGACTCAGGCGTGTTAAAGATGCAGGCTCTGGCGTTGAGACTGCCGACATGAACTTCCGTTTTCTACCTGCTCTGGTGGCAGGCTTGGCGTACCACATTGCCGTTAAAGTGCCTGAGCTAATGCCCCGCATTGAGATGCTAAAACAGATGTACATGGAAACGTTTGAGATTGCGGCGGGCGAGGATCGTGAGAAAGCTCCGGTCAGGTTTGTCCCACGTCAGACATATATTGGTAGCACATAATGGATGATCGGCTTTTCCTTGCGTGGGCGGCAGGCTTCTTTGATGGAGAGGGCTGCGTCATGGTGGAAAAATCAAAAGAAATTAACTGCAAACACGGATTTAGAACTAGCCTTCATGCAACAGTAACGCAAACTAGCAAACCATGTTTAGAGTTATTTTTGGCTCGTTTTGGTGGAAGTATTACAACCACTGAAACACGAGGTGAGACTGCCCGCAGATGGTCAGTCCAATACCGTTGGATTACGCGAAATGAAGAAGCGCTTGTATTTCTGGCAGCAATTGAACCGTATGTGGTAGTAAAAAAAGCACAAGTTGCCGCAGCATTGATGTATCCTTTACGCAATGAACATGGGAAAATGTACGGGAGACCGGGCAATCCAATACCCGAAAGTGTTATGCAAGCCCGGTTAACATTACGGCAATTACTTCAAGATATTCGCCAAAGCATGAAAACTCCAGCAAAAACTGTGGGAGAAACTCATGGGGAATAGGTTTGCGTCAGGCAAAAAAGCAATTGCGGAGTGCGATCGTTGCGGGCAGCAGTATTTACTAAAGCAGCTTAAGACCGAGATTATTAAGCAGCGAAAGTATGAGTTGCTTGTGTGTCCTACCTGTTTTGATCCCGACCAGCCGCAGTTGATGTTGGGTACGTTTCCTGTTGATGATCCACAGGCTTTGCGTAACCCACGCAAGGACACAACGTATGTGACCTCTGGTGTAAACGTTAATGGTTACGTCTCAGGTGGCTCGCGTGATATTCAGTGGGGCTGGTACCCGGTTGGCGGGGCTAGTAATTTTGATGCAGGTTTGACCCCCAACTACTTGGTGGCAACGACATTTGTTGGTACAGTAACGGTATCTTAAGGAGATAAGTATGTCATACACACGATCAGCCGACGGCATTGCTCAAAAAGGCAAAACCAAAGGCACAAATTTAGGTAATAGCGGTCCCATGCAAAAAGAAATGATGGGCGGCAAAAAGACAGCTGGCGTAACCGGTCAAGCTATGCGCGCAGTCGGACGTAACATGGCCCGCGCAATGAACCAAAAGCGAGGCTAATCATGGCTACATTTAGCAAAAAGATGATGGGCAAAGAAGTTGGCGATGCCAAGGTTTATGCTAAACCACACACCATGACCGGCAAAGAAGTTAAAGCTTCTACAAACCCCGGCAAGGAACCTAACCGTAGCAAGCTTGATACGCTTGACATGAGTGTTGGTGCGGAAAGCAAATCTGCCGGTAACGAACAAGTAAAAACTAGCGGCATTAAAATGCGCGGTACGGGCGCAGCTACTAAAGGCTTGATGTCTCGCGGCCCTATGGCCTAAGGTTTAAACCATGACAATGACATACGCTCAGCTTGTTACTGCTGTACAAGATTACACGCAGAACACGTTTGACACGACTACGATCAATACAATGATCCAGCAGGCGGAGCAGCGCATCTATAACACGGTGCAGCTTGCCAGTTTGCGTAAAAATGTCACGGGCGTATTGTCATCTGGCAACAAGTATTTGGCTTGCCCTGTAGATTTTTTGTCGGTATATAGCCTTGCCATATACCCAGCTTCTGGGTCAGGGGACTACTTGTATTTGCTAAACAAGGATGTGAACTTCATTCGTGACGCATATCCTAACCCCGCAAGCACAGGCAAGCCCAAGCACTACGCTATCTTTGGCCCACAGTCCACCAACGTCAATGAGTTGTCGTTCATCCTTGGCCCAACGCCAGATGCCAACTACAATGCTGAATTGCATTATTACTACTACCCAGAGTCAATTACAGTAACTACCACCACATGGCTTGGTGATAACTTTGACTCTGCATTGTTGTACGGCACGCTGTGCGAAGCTGGTGTTTACATGAAGAGTGCGCCAGATGACGGCATGTACAAGATGTACCAAGAACGGTATGTTCAGGCTATTGCACTTCTCAAGAACTTGGGTGATGGCAAACAACGTATGGATGCTTATCGTGACGGTCAAGTAAGGGTTCCAGTCTCATGAGTAGTATTGTTCAAACCCAAACAACCAGCTTCAAAGCGCAGGTATATCAGGCAGTCCATAACTTGCTTACGGACACGCTTAAGATTGCGCTTTATACAGCCAACGCGGACCTTAACGCCGACACAACCGTATATACAACAACAGGTGAAGTAAGTGGCGGTGGGTATACTGCTGGTGGCGTAACCTTGACTGGCGTAACGTTAAATACATCTGGTTCTACGGTCTACGTAAACTTTTCTAATGTTGTGTTTAATGCTTCTGTGACTGCACGTTGCGCGTTAATTTATAACGTTACCCAAGGCAATAAATCCGTTGCTGTGTTGGACTTTGGGTCTGACAAAACCTCCACCAATTTCACCATCACAATGCCTGCTAACACAGCGACAGCAGCATTGATTCGTTCTTCTAATTAAGGAGCTTCCCATGACTATGGACAAAATCACCGCGACAGACAAAGTGGAAGCGGTCACCAAATACAACACAATGCCTGAAGACCAAATGTCTATTCACGGCCACTACACTGCCGTTTGCTACGATGCTGCCGGTAACGTGAAATGGTCTGATGAGATTGAGAACTTGGTGACTACCGTTGGCAAGAACTTCACGCTGGACACCACGCTGGGTAACACCGCTGGCGGCGCAGTTGTGATGGGCCTAAAGGGTACAGGTACTGCAGTTGTGGCCGATACACAAGCCTCTCACGCAACATGGAATGAAGTGGGCGGCACAAATGCTCCTACTTACTCTGGCAATCGTCCTACACCATCATTTAGCTCC